CTTGGAGTTGTGTTTAAGGGGCAGGGGCCATGCCGATTTTTTCGATGGTTCCGGTGGCGATGATGATCAGGCTAATTCCTACCAATGCGAGGTCAACGGCCATCGCTATCACAAGTGCCGGGGTGTCAAGCAGGCGGTGTAGTTTGTTGGTCATTTTTTGAGCTCATTTTTAAGCGCAACAGAAAACGCATGCGCAAAAGAAAGGATTGTGTCGCGCATAAAATGTGCGGATATTTTTGATTCAGCATCGGCATTCTCTTGATTTATTATCTCAAGAGTAAAATCAAGTAGACCCATAAGAATGGCGGACTTGTGACTGTCTTTCATTTTTTCTACTTCTCGATAAGTAAGTTTATCCATTTTTTATTCTCCCTTTTTCTTACGGCTCTTTTCGGTTTCTTCGACACCCGGCGTATTTCGTCCAGGGTATATTCGGCCCATGGTTTCAGTCCATACCATCGAAACATCCGGTAATATATCGTGCTTGCCGGTATGCCGATTTGTCGGGCGTGGCTACTTACTGAAGTCATGCAACTACCCTAATCCAATAATATAATCTTGTCAATCACATCTTGGACTGACTTGGCTATAAAATACCGATGCCCCATTGATTCAACTCGCGCTTGAAACTTTTTCTGCTTGTCGGACTGCACGCCGTCCGGTGCCTTCACCTCAAGAAACACAACGCGGCCAGCCGGTAGAACCACAACCAAGTCGGACACGCCAGCGCGTAGGCCCATGGATACAAACTGCATGGAGCGTACTTGGTTGCTTCCTGCCGCCTCATTGCTGACCGCAAAAAAGTAGTATCCATTTTCCTGTAACCATTGGCAAATAGATACTTGTATTTTTGACTCATCGTGCCGCATACTCGCCCTCCGGTTGCCAGTGCATGAACTCTGGTATCGTGTCAGCGTGGAATTTCCTTCGCACTACTTTGGTATAACGGCCATCAGGTATAGTCCATATCTTACATGGGCCTTCTATTCGCTTGCCATTTGCCGCCGCTACCCAGCCTTGCGCGTCTATTGCCGCCATAACGCCAAACTCTTTACAGTCGCGGATATACTGACTACGGAACTTGCTTTTTGGGAATACCCAGTCATAGTAATATTCTCCAATACCGCATTCATACTCTACCTTGACGCAAGCATCTTTACCTGGTTTGCTATGCACCGAAAACCACGTGCGCATGACCGTGCGTTCTGTTGGCTCAATTTGGCTTGAAAGTACAGGCGCTTCGCTTGCGACGTGCTCAACTTTTAGCGGTGCTTTAGGGAACTCAAACGAGCAGTACGGACACATCATGGATGATGCCGGTATGATGTAGTCACACTCAGGACATACTTTTGACGGCGCTATACCATCTCCTGATCCTGCTTTTTTGTCTGGATTGATCTTGTCAATCGGGCCAAAGCGAACGCAGTTGCCGCTATAGTCCAAAATCAGGCAATCAGTTTTTCCGGGATGCTTGCGCATGCCACGGCCAAGAATCTGGATATGCAGGCCGGCGCTTTCGGTCGGCCGCAGTAATCCGATCATGTCGATTGCAGGATTATCATATCCGGTTGTAAGGACGGCAACGTTTACAACGCATCGTATGCGGCCTGCCTTGTGGTCTGATATGATGTTGTCGCGCTCGTCCTTTGGCGTGTCTCCTGTGACCATTGCCGCGCTTATACCGTGCACTCCAAGGCAGTCTGTTATCTGCTTCGCATGGTCGATGCCAACAGCAAACACGATCCAGCATTTTCGGTCTGCCGCGCGTTCTACCATGTCAGCCATGGCCTTTTCCGTTGTGTCTCCTTCCATTGCGCGCCTTTCCAGTTCGCCTGCGACAAACTCACTCCCGCGATGTGCGACGCCTGCCGTATTGATTTGCACCTTGCCACAGCGCGTGGTGATATTGGATAGCCATCCGTCATTGATCAGCCGCAATATATCGGCTTGATACGCAATGTGGTGGAATATCCTATCATCGCCTTTGTGGATCCATCCGGATGACAGCCGAAACGGAGTTGCGCTTAGGCCGATGACGCGCATATTTGGATTCATCAACAGCAACGTTGCAAGCGTCTTTTTGTAGCGCGTTCCTTCGTCGGTGCTGATTGCGTGGCATTCGTCAACCAGGACAATGTCAAACGCATCGCGCTTGTGTATGTGCTTGTCGATTGACTGGATACCGGCAAACACAATCGGATCGTGCAATTCCTTGCGTCCAAGCCCTGCCGAGAAAATACCAACCGGCGCAAGCGGCCACAATGCCAGTAACTTGTCAACGTTCTGTTGAACCAGTTCTCTGGTATGCACCAGCATTAGAATGCGCGCGCCCCATTCGGTATGCAACCGGCGCACAAGCTCAGCCACTACGATGCTTTTACCTGATCCAGTCGGCAAGCTGATAACGTAGTTTCCGTCGATACCTGCCGCCCATGACGAAAATATAGAATCAACCGCCTCTTGTTGGTAGTCTCTTAAAACCATACCGTACCTCTCTACTCAAGCCCGGTGCAGGAATTGCACCTACGTATACCTTGTTTAAGCAAGGCGTTTTACTGCTAAACTAACCGGGCATAAGCCCCCGAAGGGGCAATGATCAGAATATCTCCTCCTGCTTTGGAGCTTCAGGAGCAGGCGGCAAAACGGTAGGCCGTGCCATCCAAGGCTGTGCCTGCGTATTGGCCTGCGCAGTAGCGGCTTGCTGGGCAGGCTGTGCAGGCTGTGCAGTTTTGCCGATTGGCTTCCAGCCCTTGATATTGTTCTGGGCGTCGTATCCATCGGATGCCGGCTTGATTCCTACCGACACAGTGATCGGGATATTGTGAAACTCCACGGTATCCTTGGCATTGGGCTTTCCGGTTGCCAGACGAATGCTTGCCATTTCGCGCTTGGCAATGCTGACCGCCTGTTCGTTTTTGTTCCACAGGTTAAGGTTAGCCCAAAGCTTGCGCTTTTTGTATTTACCTTCCACGATTTCCACCTCAAGCTTGATATACTTGCCGGTGTAATCCTTGGTCTGCTTGATTTCGCTAAACACGATAATGGCGGTATACTCGCCAACCGGGATCGGGGAAAAATCATCTTGCGGCTCAACACCGTTCATGTCTACGTCAGAAAATCCAGCCATTTACTTTACCCTCAATGATTTAGTTTGCACCAGCTTACAGCCGGCGATTTCGATGCCATCAAGCAATGCCTGCCTGATCTTGGTTTTGTCAGCCTCGACCTTGACGCGCTGGTATTCTTCCGGCACGTCTCCATCTACTTGCACTGACTGCGGATTGTTTTGGATTCGTACCGAAAACAGCGCGCCTTTCACGCTATCCACGCCTATGCCTTCCATCTCATGGAGCATGTACTCGCGCAGGCGGTCGATTTTGTTTTCAAGCGCCTTGCGCCGGTCGTCCAGCCTGGCGCGTTCCTCGGTTATTGCATCGGCTTCGGCCTGCGCGTTGCGCAAGACCATGCAACAGTTTTCGATCTTTTCAGTCAGGCTGACCTGAAGCCCGGCGTACAGGTCGGCGAACGCCTGTACGTCATCATCTGATTCAAGGTTGATTTCATCCAGTGCCTTGAACTGGTTTGATATTTCGTACAGCTTCACAGGAAAGCACCGAAAGGATTCACGTCTTTGGTGAACACCAGATCTTGGTCGATGCCGAAGCGGTTCTTGCTGATGTGGCTGGCAGTCGGGTAACAGGTGATAACGCGTTCGCCGGAGTCAACCGCGCGCTTTTTGTCGCCTTCGCCAGTCGTAAACATCTTCAGCTTGATGAACGCCACGATGTCCACATTATCCGAATAGTGACTGATTGACTTATTGTTCATGCGGATCGTGTACCGCATATACGGCTCCTGGTCTGGACTGTTGACTGTTTCGCTATCGGCGTGGGCAATGAACACAATGTGCATCCCGCGCATTTCTTGCAACTTGCGGCATTCGTCGCGTAGGCGGAAATGGAACCCGCTTACCGCGTTGTGGCCTGCTCCATACCCGCCAAGGGCCTGATTGATCCCCTTGGCCTTTCCGTCCATGGCAATCACTTCCTGTTCCGCAATCGTGTTATATTGCGTAATGGAGTCAATTACCAACGTTTGGAAGCTGTGTTTGTCAGTCTGCAAAGCCCGCACCTGATCCATTATTTCCCAGGTATTCAGAGAAACAGGGAACATGGCAACGTCTGACCGATGCGCAATGGATTGCGTGCCGTCCTCAGTCCGGCAGAATACCGGATTGGGAAACATTGACGCCAATGTCGTTTTTCCAAGACCGCCAGCCGAAACCAGCGTGATTGCGATTGGCCGCTTTGATGGGCTGACCAACTGTTCAAGTAGACTCATGTTCTACCTCCTCTTGCTTTTCCTGTGTTGACAATACAATACAACTGCGGTACTGTCAAGCCACAGGAGACAACAAAATGGAAATGATAGGGTTCAAGGAAGCCTGCAAGATGATCGGATGCACTGAGCGCACATTGAAGGCGAGATACAAGGCGTGGGGCGTACCATATTACAAGATCGGCACTCTTACGCGGTTCTCACCTCGGGAGGTGTATAGCTGGATTGAGTCTTGCGCACATAATCAACCGGCCACATCCGAGGAGTAACCGATGCTTGAACACGCTCTAAAATACCAGTCTCTCGGCTGGCCTGTTTTTCCGTTGCACGGAATAGTTGACGGACAATGTACCTGCGGAAATCCTGACTGCGGAAAGTCATCAGGAAAGCACCCGCGCACAAAACATGGCCACCATGAAGCTACAACCAACGAACAGCAGATTATTGACTGGTGGGCCGAATGGCCAGACTCTAACATTGGCGTACCTACCGGAGCTGTATCTGGAATCATCGCCCTTGACGTAGACAAGCCAGAACTTGCGGCTGATTTCTTGTCCAAGAATAAGTCACCAAAAACAGCCATGCAACGGACAGGCAGAGAAGGCGGCCAAGGCAGGCACGTGATATTCAAGTACCCTGGCCACCATGTTAAGTCAATTTCTGGCGTTGTTCCCGGACTGGACAGCAAGGGCGACGGCGGGTATATAGTTGTCGCCCCATCAATCCACTACAGCGGAAACCGATACGAATGGATGCAAGATCCTGACGCTGTGCCATTGGCCGATGCTCCAAAATGGTGGCTTGATTTGGTTAATGGTCAACAGTCTAAAACAAGGAAGGTGCCAGTCGTAAAAGACGGCGACAAGATACAGGAAGGCGGTCGCGACGAATATCTATACAGCCGCGCCAATGAACTGGTATGGGCAAATCTAAATTATGCCCCATGCCTGGCGGCATTGCGCGAGATAAACGCCACAGAACTTTCACCACCTGTTGATGATTCCCAGGTAATACAGAAGCTTGACAGCGCATGGAAAAATAAAGCCGCCGCTCAAGAAAAAAAGGACATGGAAAAGATCGGCGGAGAAATGGCCGACGCCATACTTGAGAACTACAACAAGTCAAGGTCTGCCGATTTTGTAAACAAGGCAAGAAAAACAAAGCGGCTGACTATGCCAAATATCATGCCAGAGTATGGACTCATAAAAGACATTGCCGATTGGATACTGCGCACAAGTATGCATCCTTGGCCAGAACTTGCAGTTGCGGCCGCAGTATCTTTTTTGTCAGTTGTCGCCGGACGCAAGTACAAAACATACACCGGATTGACTCTTAACGTGTACATGAGCGCTATCCTTCCTTCAGGACAAGGGAAGAATCACAGCCGATCATGTATAAAGCAATTGATTTCTGCCTGCGGAATGAATGACAACTACGGCGAGGGCATAGGGTCAGGCCCAGGATTGATTGACGCGCTTGTCAAGAACCCAACGCGCATATACTTGCTTGATGAGTTCGGATATATGCTTGAGCGCGTCATGTCAGACAAGGCGCAAAGCTATGAGAAACAAATCATATCAAACTTGATGACGTTGTACACAAACAATATGCAACAATTCAAGACAGCAGACCTTGCGGACTCAACAAACAGCAGGAGCGGCAAAACTATTGAATCGCCATTCCTGTCCATATATGGATCAGCCACTCCTGACCAGTTTTTTGGCGCATTCAAAAGCCGGTATGCCGCGTCTGGAGGTATGGCGCGTTTCCTTGTGGTGTACCCTGATGCAAAATGGGTAGACCAACAGGACGTAAATACGCTTGAGCCTCCTCCGCAGTTCATCGTTGACCAGATCAAGGAAATATTGGAAGGCGAAAATCCATCTGGAAACATACCGCTTGATTGCGCTCCTGTTATCATAGAGGCTGACAAGCAGACAAAAAAGGCATGGTTTTCTATCCGCGACACACTGAAGGATCGCATCATGGAAAATGACGTTTCAGGCTCTGTATACAGTCGCGTAGCAGAAAACTGCATGAAACTTATGGCTATACACGCCGTGTCGCTTAACCATGTAGACCCTGTAATGGACATTGATCAGCTTGAATGGGCTTATAACTGGACGCTATGGGCCGCAGACTTACTAATGGACAACTACAACGAAAAGTCAGCAGACACGGTAACAGAAGGCCATAGCAAGGAAATAGAGGCCATTGTAAAGAAGTCACGCCATGATGGAATCAAGAAAAACGCTATCGGAGAAAAATACAGGAAGGTAAGCCGGTACGATTTGTCAGAATATATCGCCCATCTTGTCGATGCTTCAATCATTGTGGCAGTTACGCCAAAGCACCAGGGGGCAGGAAGGCCAGCAACTGTTTTCGTCCATAGGGATCATTTCGATGCCGAAAAACACGACATTCTGTAATTATCCGCGAATTATCTACGAGAGATTTGCAGATAATTATTCCTTGTAAGTCTTTGCATTGTAACGATTTGGAATTACCCTGCATTATCGGAATTATTTTTTACAGGTTCATAAACTTTCACTAAAAAACAGGAGTAAAGTAGTAGAATAGTAGAGGTGTCCGGGTGTAAGTATGTAGATATGTAGATAATTATATATGATTATTATATATATATACTACATAAGGACTTACGACATGCGAATTATCCGCGTAATTATCCGCATAATTGCGCGGATAATGCAGGATAATTATTTCTGAAGATAAAAGGAGGCCAAAATGGCTAAGGCGAGAATGTATGAAGTGTATTGCGATGGCGTTGGATTTGGAATTACAAGCAAGACGATTGACTACAGAACTGGTATGTGGATTTTGAGAATAAAGCCGTCAAACATAAAGCAGCAATACACCATGGCCGCAAATCAA